TGATCCATTTGTAGGTACAGGTGATATTATAATACTATGGAGTTTTACAGATGGAACAAACGGATTGGAAATAGGTATTACTGGTGATCAAGTATCTGGAAATGATCTAAATGCTAGAGCATATGTTAGAATACATGATGGAGTAGGAACACAAACCATTGTTGGTAATAATGAACCAGTTCTTCCTAGACAGTTTTTTCAATCACCAATGATGATCCGTGTATTTAGAAAAGCCGATAATGTCATTAGATTACAGGTTATGGGTGTAGATGATGGAGATTATACCACTTCTGCAAGTTTACAACCATCAGGTGGTACAATGAGATTTGGTGACAGTTTTGCTGGTTCTGAACATTTTGAAGGTTATTTCTATCAGGTTAGAGTATATTGTGGCGGGCATTTAAGTGAGGAAGATGCAGAAAGAATTAGAATGTCAAAACAACAACTTGCAACTTTAAAATTTAAAGGAAGAGTATGGAAAATAGATGAAAGACTAACCCACAATATTGCTCATGCACAGAGTATATCAGTACAAGTTTTAAAAAGCAAAATAGGTTCATCTGCTGGAGCTTCACCACCTACATCATATCCATTATCAAGTACAGCATTTAAAACAATAGCACAGACTATAGTTGATGAAGCTTCAACAAGTTCTAATATAGATTTTGTAGTTAAAATTTTTCCGGGTGACTCATTTGCAAGAGCGGGGTTACTTGGAAATATACATTTACAAGGAGCAGCCATAGATGTTTTAACCATATTAACAGTATATGCAGGTGTAGTTTTCAATATAACTCCACAAGGAATAGTTATAATAGAAACCGATAATGGTACAAGAGCTAATTATGAATTTGATCAAAATGATGGTAGTTATAGATATGATATACAGACTACAGCCACCACTAATGCAAAAGGAAACAATGAACTTGTTTTTACAGGAAGAGGTGGTACTTATGGATATAGTTATTTGTTTCCTAATGATGGTATAAATAGAACATATAGAAAAAATTTATTTCAATTAGATAACAATGGTGATTTAAACACATATGCAAATATAATAGTACTTAATCTCGCTCTAGTTGTAAATGCAGGGAAAAGATGGGTAGTAAAAGCACCAGCTTATTTACATCATATAAGAACTAATCACGATGTTACTATTAGAAGAGAAGTAGGTAGTACAGCTCAAAGATTAGGTGTAAATGATGAAAGCAAAGATGGAAGAGAGATTATAACTCATATAGAATATAATTATCCAGAAGGAATCACAGTTGTACATATGGGTGAAAACATAATTGATCAATATGATGAGTTTATAAAAACAAGTTCAACACAAGATGGATTAGTTGATACCACTCTTTAATGATTTTCTATATTCAGCCCATTCAACCATATTAGGAACTCTTAGATTTTCTTCAATTTGAGAAAGTAATTTATTAGTAGTTTGTAAACTCTCTGTTATTTTAACAAGTTCTTTTAATATATCTTGAAACATATAAATAGTTGTACAACTACAAATAAATAAATGTTTACTCATGTAAAACATAATATATAAAGACCTTTTGTTAAAACAGATCATGATGATACAGGGCATTATTATATAACAGATAAAGGTAAAAGATACCCAAGTATTACTACAATGTTTAAATTACTAGATGATGGAGAATGGAAAAAATTTTGGATAGCTTCAGTTGCAAAAAAACATAATTGTACCGAATTAAAAGCAGAAAAAATATGCCATCAGATAAGTGTTGATTCCCTTGATGTGGGAAATGCTCTACATAAATATGCCGAGGTACATTTAAACAATGATAAAATAGTAGAAATACAGACAGATAGAGAATATCCAGTAGATCTTAACAGCTTGTTTGAACCTTTACATAATCATTTAAATGAACATATAGATAATATACATGGAATAGAAATTCCTATTTATTCAGATGAACTAGAGTTAGCGGGAACTAGTGATTGTATAGCAGAATATGATGGTGTATTATCTATAATAGATTTTAAAAACAGTAGGAAAATGAAAACAAAATCAGAATGTGAAAAAAGAAATTACTTTACTCAATTATGTGCATATAGTAAAATGTGGGAATTCTGTACGGGCGAGAAAATAAAACAAGGCGTTATAATTGTTATATCATGGGATGGTAAATTAAAGGCATTTAAAATAAACATAGATGATTATGAAACTGATCTATGGAAAAAATTAATCCTTATAGAAAAAAAGCTTTAAATAATATAAATTAGGCATTTATATATGGTTAAATTCATCGAGAAAAAAGATGAAAAAACTGGTGAAAAAGAATTAGTTATAGATAAGCGTAGTTTACCTCATTCTAAACCTAGAAACGTCAAGGCTTTAAAATATGCACGAAATTTACCACCTGAATGTAATCATTGTCCATTTAGACCACAGGAAGAAGGCGGTAATGGAATATGTACAAAATATGAAAAAGATGCTTTATGTGTTATAAGGAGTGATATTGCAAAATTAATAGATGAAAATGGTGGAAGAACATTGGAATTACTGGAAGCTGAATTTCACGATAATTATGAAAAATTAAAGTTTTTTGAACAAATGGAAGATATGTCAGGTGAGTTAAATCCAGAAGTTACGAAACGTATAAACTCATTAAATAATTTGGGTAAAGTTATAGAAGAAGTAAGAACAAGAAGAGAAACTGTAGAAGTAACACAAAGAGAAACACTTACTGATGATCAAAGAACTGAAATAGCAAGAACCATAAAAATGAATAAAGAGGATTTATTTGGAGAATCATTTACCACTGATAGAAAGGATTAAAGATCCCATAGAATACGCACAAGAATTAGTCAAATGTGCAAAATCATGTGGATACTTTGTAAAGATGTTTTTAGGCTGGGAAGTATTTGATTATAACAAAGCTTTTCTTGATTGTAAAGATAGATTCATAGTATATAGAACTGGAAGGCAGGTGGGAAAATCCACAAACGCAGCTTTAAAAGCAATTCATTTTGCGTATTTTGCACCATTATTTGCAAACAACATTGACACCAACGTTGCAAATATAGTTATAGCATCATTGTCAAAAGATCAGGCACATCTCATTCTATCCAAGATTTCAGAGTTCATACATATGAATCATTCATTTAAAATTTTTAGAGAAACAAGAACTGAGATCACAATAGAGTGGTATGATGGTCGAGGGAAAACAAATTTCATTGTAAGACCTATAGGTGATACTGGTGATTCATTGAGAGGTTTTACTGTACATATGGCTATATTAGATGAGGCAGCTTATATTCCTGAAGTCGTATATGATTCATTCTTGCCTTCAACAGTAACCACTAAACCAGTTATACTATTAACAAGTACACCTAAAGGTAAAGCGGGACAGTTTTTTAAATCATGTATGTTATCTCACACAATATATGAACATGGTAAACCTAGAATATTACAAGAAGATAAAGAAAAATACCCATGGACTCAATTTCATGTAACTACTTTTGATAACCCCTATGCTAGAGATGATCCAGCAGTATTAAAACTAATCAAAAGTACCACTGAAGCTGCTGAAAAACAAGAATTATATGGTGAATTTCTTGATGGTGGCAATTCATTAATTCCTTATAATCTACTTCAGGAATCACTTATGAATCTGAAACAACGACCTAAATATGAATACTATGAATGTGGAGTAGATACAAGTGGAAAAGGTAAAGATGAAACAGTAATCACTATTGCAGGTGTTATAAACAATACTGTTTATCCAGTTGAAATATATACTGAATTAACAACTGAACAACCTGCACTTGCTAGAACCATTAAAAAGTTTAATAGACAATATGGATTTCGCAGATGTTATATAGATGAAACTGGTATGGGGGACACATTAATTGATTTATGTAAAGAAACAGATCCAGAATTAAACATATATGGTGTTAATTTTAAATCAGATAAAACAAATTTATATATAAACCTAGAAAGATTATTTGAAGAACGCCTTATAAACTTGTCATTATTAAATGAATTTCATAAAGATAAACTGGTAGAACAACTATCTTATATGTACTGGGATCATGGCAAATTTAAGGATCAACAACCAAAAGTAAGAAGTGAACAAGCAGATGATTATAGTGATAGTTTAGCCCTTGTATGCTTTGGTCAACAAAAGGTAGATTTTATAAGAGAGGTACCTGATCTCTGGGCTACAGATTATGTAGGTAAATATGAAGGCTGGTAACAATAGATATATTTAAATACACATTATATATAGTTTATATATGCCAGCAGATAAGCCTGTAGAAGATTCTGATGCAGAAAAATGGATTACTGTAGGCGGGAAAAAAGTTAAAGTAAATGCAGGGGAAGATGCTGAAGATAGAGTCAGAGAGGCTTTACCTAGTCTTAGAGGTGCAAAACAATCAAATACTAAAGAAGCTCAGAAATCAATTTATAAGAAAAGATTGGATCTTATAAAAACACCCTTTAAAATTAGAGATGAAGTAGTTTTTGCAGAATATAACAAGTCCGGAGTTATATCTGGATTTGATGGAGATAAAGTAAAAATATTATCAGATGGAAGAAATTACCCAATAATTAAAAATGATGTATTTTTAAAAAAAGAATTATTAGGTGAAATTCATTGGGATACAATGACAAACGTGGATAGAGTGGAAATATTAAAATTATCAAATTTACCTACATTTTATAATAAACAAAATTGGAATAATTTAGCAACAGAAATTAGGCAAACAATTTTAAAAAATGTTAGTCCAGCTGGAACAACAACCACTACATCTGGAACACATAATCCAGTTTATAATCCACTAAATGAAGAGAAATCTGTATCTGATAGAATTGATGAAGAAATAAAAAGACAACATGAATCTGAGGGATCTGAGATGGATACAGGAAAAGATGAAAAGAAAGGAAAAGATTAGAAGATGTAAATGCCCTTGCAATAGGGAATTACCAAGTCGTTATAAAGGTAGAGAAAAAATTTTTTATGATTCACCTGTATGTAGAAAAATTTGGCATGGTATGAGCGAAGATGATCAACAAAAAAGATTAAAAGAAATGGAATCAGCTAGTTTTTAGAATAAGTTGGTTTAGGTTGAGCATCAGTAGGATGTGCATTTTCATAGAATCTTAAAACTCTTTCAAAGACAACAGCATCACTTTCATTACCTTTTCGCTTAACATCTTGTTGAGCATATTTTCTCAATCTAGCTTTTTGTGATTTTAATATACTAATAGGTGTAGAAGTCCTATGTTCATTTTGTGGTCTAGCCATATTGTTGTTTAATATATGACATATATAAGTCTTTACTGAAAAAGCTTTTTATATCTGTTCATTTAATATTATTAACATGGGAGATTTCAATTCTTTCAACCAAAAAGCAGGGGATTCCATAAATCTTGCTGAACTAGGTGATAAACCATTTACTATCACCAAAGTTGAATCTTCACCATATGTTAATGGCGAAGAAGAAACTGAGGGAGTAAAAATCACTACAGAAGAAAATTGGGAAAAAGCAGATGGGCAAAAAGTAAATAAGATCCACACTACAAGAAAAGCAATAGTTAGTATGCTTTTAAGTGAAGATTTTCAATCTGCTCTTGCTAAAGGTGAGACATTTAAAGTTAAATGTCCAGCCGAAAAAGTAAAGTCAAAGAGTGGCGGAATGGGTTATTATACCCTTGTAGCTGCTGAGTAGATTTTACATCTATCATTTTTTTTAAACCTTTATATTAGGGATTATATATTCTATAACTATGACTAATGAAGTAATAGTCGAACACATGAAAAGTCTAAAAGCAAGATGGGCTATCCTCAAAGACGAGAAACAGCCAAAAATTGACAGAAGAGATGCTTGTAAGAGTATAATTGAATTGTCAAAAGAAATAAAAAAACTAGATAAAACATTTGAAGAGTTTGATTTTGCCTCTTCCAAATATGCAGAATTTATACCAAAAGGATACATAAGAGAATCAAATGTAAATTGGAAAACTGAATACACAGTAG